TGGAAGATCGCGCTGAAGGATTGGGGTCACGAAACGTGCCAAGAGTGGGACTCCATCACGCCGGACGGCGATCCCGAGGAGATCGAGGAGATCGAGGAGGACGAAGAATGAGCGCGAAGAAGTATTGGCGGGTCGAACTGGACAAAGTCGTCCGCTACGCCGTCTACGTCATCGCAGACACGGAAGAGGCCGCACGCCGCATCGCCATCACCGTCGAAGAGGACGAAGTGGAGGAGGAGAGCGTCGAGTGGCTGGAAGCCGAAGTGTCGGAGGCAGACGAAGACGACGCACTGGACGGCTGGATTCTGAACCGCGCCAGCGGCGACGGGGAAGGTGAGGAATGAAGCGCGCCATCCGTGTGAGTCTGCGCCGGAACTACACCGTGGCCGAGCGTGCCCTCATCGCCGTCGGAGCCGCTGCCGGGAAGTCGGCGGCTGACATCGACGCCGTGCTGAAGGCCGATGCCGAGCGCACGGGGGGTTCCTTTCGGAGCGTCAACCCGACCTCGCTGGGCATGGCTTCGCGCTACCCGTCCATGCCCGCCGCCGAGGCGCAAGCCCTGTGGGACCACATCACGCACCCGAAGCCGCTGGGGGACACATGACGCCGCAAGAGGTGACGAAACTGGTGCTGGACGGGCTGCGCGCCGATCTGCACATCACCACGCTGGAGGGCGACCCCGCGATGGAGATGGTGCTGACGTGGGGCGGGCAGACGTTCTGCCGCGCCGTGTGCGCGCTGCCCGACGCCGAGAACGTCCCTCGCGCCGACTGCCCCCACCCGCATAGCAGCGCGGACGACGTTCGCACCGCCCTGCTGGGCGTCGTGTCGGAACTGCGCCGCGCCGGGAAGGTTTGCGAGGGCACGGGCCAGCACTACCGCGCCGACGCCTTCAACGACGCCGCCGCCTACATCGAAGAGGGCAAGTGGCCCTCGTACCCTGCCGACATCAAGGAGAAGCCGTGATCACTGACCTCATCCCCCATGACCTCACTCCCGCCGAGCGGCTGCGCGGTGCCGCCGCGACGATCCGCGAACACCTTGCGAAACTCACCGCGCAGAGCGGACTCATCGGCGCGAAGGCCCCCGACTTCCAGTTTCTCGTCGCCGTCGCGACCGACAAGGGCATGGGCGTACTGCTCGCGCTCCCCGGCGACGACTTCCTCGCGGACATCGAAACCGTCAGTGCCCCTGCGGACGTGGTGACGCAGTGGACCGAGAGCAACCCCATCAGCCCCGCCTTCGTCAGCGGTTGGGGCGTGGAGTCCGACGCCCCGACGCCCGTGGACACGGGGAGCAGCGAATGAACCCCCCGCGACTCTTCAGCGTCCGAGAGGACGAGAGCAGCATCTTCTACACGCACCGCAACGGCAAGACCGCCGTGACGCTCACCGTGCTGAAGGTGGACCGCGACTTCATCGGGTGCGACGTGACGGATCACGTCGCGGACCCCGGCAGCGACCTCTGCACGGTCCTCGACATGCCGGGGACGTGCAGGGGCCACAGTCTCGCGTTCGCTCGCGGCCTCTACGCCGCGCTCCAGCAGAACGGCAAGGCCGAGCGCGTGGACGACGAGCGCGTGTTTGGCGCGCTCGCCTCCTACATGCACACGGAGATCGGAGCATGACCACGCCGAAGAAGGTGCAGAAGAAGCACCAAGCAGTACGCGCCGCGCTGCTGGAAGTCATCGACCGGCTGCGCGACGACATCGCGGAGCGCGACCACACCATCGGGAACCTGCGCGAGCAGATCACGCGGCACGGCCAAGCGGTGATCGAGATGACGGATGAACTCCACGACATCGACGTGGCACTGGGCCTCACCCCCGGCGTGGGCCGTCGGGACGGAGAGCGCGCCGCCGCCGCCCGGTCCATCGCAGCGAAGGCGTCCGTGCCGCAGCGGCTCGTACCATAGCGCGATAGTTGACAGGGCATGACCCTTCTCTTTCTGACGCTCCCCGGCGACAACGGCCATGACCTCGTGTGGCCGTGGGAGCAAGATGCCGATCTGCACCGCGCTCTCACCGCACACGCTGCTTCCGCTTCTTGTTCACGGTGCGTGCTGGTGACGGGCGCGGTGTTCGGCACCGATACCATGAAGTCCACCTTCACCCCCGCGTGCGCCACCGGGACAGAACTGGCACAAGCGATCCGAGCGCACGCCGTCACGAAACGAGCATCACGATGAACCTCTCTATCCTCACGAAGTCCGGTGCCTACTGGCAACTCGCGATCCGCACCCGCACGGGCGGGATCGAACACTGGCTGCTCACCGACAACGAAGTCGAGCGCATCCGCGAGCGGTCGCTGAAGTACCCGCACCTCGTTGCGCCCGTCCCGGCGGCGGGCTTCTTCGCCCGTCTGGCGGCGTGGCTGCGCGGGTAGCCCTCACGGGGACGTGGCTGGAATGGTAGACGCGCCCGCCTCAAAAGCGGGTTCCGACACGGAGTGCGGGTTCAAGTCCCGCCGTCCCCACCCTTGATCGTCGCCGTGATGATGGGCACCGCCGCGCACGCCGCGACGATGATCTCAATGTCGCGAACGCCCCGGCTCTCTAGGTAGTCGCGGGCCTTCGCGCCTTCGCGGGCGATGAACGCCGTTTCCGCTTCGCCGCACGGCGGCGTGATGGTCAGCACCGTCGGCGGGGCCACGTTCTCAACGCGGAGAGAGAGCGTCACCCCGGCGGGGATGATGCACCCTGCCGCGTCCACGACCCGGCCATCGTCCGCGACGAGCAGCCCGCCTGTGACGACCCACCAGCGTTCGCCGGGCAGCAGCCCGCAGTCCTCTAGACCCCACGCAGGGGTCGAGAGGGCGAAGGCAACAGGTACGATGTAGATCACGCGATGCGCTGACCACGCACGGTGAGCGGTGTCGCCAAGTCCCAGTTGCCCGCGTCCGCGATGGCCTTCAGTGCGTCCATCCGGTAGACCGTCGCGTGCAGCACCGTCATGGAGTGCGTCGCCAGCCAGTTGCGGCGGGTGCGGATGTAGGCCAGCACCCACGCCTTCTCGTCGCCGCCGTTCGCGGGCGACTTCTCCGCGAACTTTTGCCGGATCATCGTCACCCCGCCGGGGCCACTGTGGATGCACGAGTCGTAGACCACGAGCAGCCCGAGAGCCGTCTTCAGCCCGATCTGCTGCGCGAGGTTCACTGCCGGGGCGAAGTAATCGCGGTCGAACACTTCGTCTTGCGCCCGCTGCATGAGCGGGTCGGCACCCGCCGTCCGCAACGTCTGCATGAGCGCGGCGACCGGCGCAGAGTGCGGACCCTTCGGCGGCTCTTTCGTGCTGGCGTTGCTGGCGAGCAGCGGGAGCATCCCCTGCAACGCCGCCGCGTGCGCGCCCCCGAGTTCGATGTACCGCTTGACCACCGCGTCGAGGCTCCCGGCGCGGTCGGTGCATTGGTGCTTCCCGTAGGAGATCCCCGCCCCGTCGGGGAGGATGGTGCAGGTAGCGTAGGAGGCAGCGGTGGGGACGCGCCCTGTCTCAAAGATCGAGAGGACGCAGTCGATGACGTGCTTCTGCGAGGCCGTGGGGGTCATGGTCACTCCGAGGGGGTGGAAGAAGGGGGCGGGGTACGGCTGCGCGACCCGAAGTAGTAGCCGAAGACGAGGGCGACGTTCGCCTTCACGAAGTCGAGGATCGTGGCCTTCTCGCTCGCGGAGAGCAGCGACGTGTCGGGGCCGCTGATCACCAGATCCACGAGGTAGGCCCCGACGACGAGCGCGACCATGCTCACGACGAACTGCGTGAGCGCGGCGTACTCGTCCTTCGCGTTCTTGAACATCCGGTTCACCGCAAACTGGATGCCGCCGATGATGCTCATGCCGAGGACGATGGCGAGGATCGTCGTCAAGGTCGAGTCGTAGAGCGACGGGTAGGTGCGCGCCGGGGCGTGGTGCGGGACCGCGACTACAACAGGCTGAACACCAGCGTCGGCGTCCACTGCGTCAACAGGAGCATCGTCCGCAGCCGCAGGGCTTGCCACGTCGGGTGCGGGGGCGTCAGCAGCCACAGGAGCAGTGGGGGCAGCGTCGGCGGCGGGTGCAGCATCCACGGGAGCCGTAACGGGTACGGCTTGCGTGGGCACGGTTGGGGTGGGTTCCATCAGACCTTGTCCTCCAGCATCTCTTTCACGTTCTTCTCCAGCCGCTTGACCTTCCGCTCCAGTGCTTCGGCGTCAAAGTCAGCCGACAGGCTCGCGCTCTTCTTCTCTGCCGCAGCGGCCTTCGCTTCGGCGGCTTCGACGCGAGCGGTGAGCGCGGCGATCCGCTGCTCGATGGCGGCGTTCGCGGTCTGGCAAGGCGGGGGCTGGGCACCGTTCAAGCCCTGCGCCGCCTGCTCCATCTTCATCTTCTCCTTGGCGAGTTCGTACTGCTGCTCGCTGCGCTGGGAGTAGAACTTCATGGCCGCGCCGCCCCCGGCGACCGCGATGACTGCGAGGATGATGCCCGTCATGCCACCGCCACCCTGCTGGGCCAGTGCGCCGATGTCGGCGGGCGTCGGGGCCGCAGGGGCCGGGGCCGTCGTCGCGGTCAGCGTCGCCGGGTCAACGGGAGCAACGACCACAGGGGCAGCAGCCACAGGTGCGACGGGTACAGCGGCCACAGGCGCGGCGGCGATGGGTGCGGTGGGTTCCACGGGTGCCTCCTTTGGGGTGTCGAAGGCGAAGCGCAGCACTGCTCCCGGCACAACCGCGCAGGGATCTGCGCTGTCTCCGAGGCGGGTGGTGCAGTCGGCCATGTCCCGGTGGTAGTCGCCTCTTTGCGGTACGTCGCCCGCTATGCCCAACGCCGAGGGCCACACGCCCCACCGCCGAGGGCCATTCCCCGATAGTGTGCGGTCATGCCCGCGCCCTATGGCCTACCCCCCGAAGAACATGCGGATCGGCTTCCGGCGTGGACACTTCGCCTTCGGGGCGCGGTTGCAGCACGGGAGCGTGCGCGCCGTCGCGGGGATGCTGCCGCGTTGCGGCGCGGACAAGAAGACGTGTGGTTTTGGATCGGACGCTTGACGTGCGACGTGCTGGCTAGCGGGAATGATCCCGCAGGGGCTACGTCGCGGCGGGATGCGGTCGCCGCGATCCTTGAAGCGGGAGGACAAGTGCCAGCCTACGGCTACCCCGGCGTGACCGGGCAGAGGCTCCCCGATGCGGGAGCCGTCAGCAAGACTCGCGTGGACGGCAAGCCCTACCTCTGCGTGTCCTACGACGTAGAGCGCACGCAGGTTCAGCCCCTTCGGCTGGCGGCGTTCTTGGTCTGCGCTCCCGTCATCTTCTACGCCGGGCACCGGCTGAAGAAGAAGGACGAGAAGGCATTGGGGTACGCTACGCAGGCTGCGGCCCTCGCCGTCGCGGCGTGGAGCGGGTGGGTCTGGAGCAAGGCGTGGTGGGAGATGCAGACCGAGCCATGACGACGCGGCTCAACCTCTGGGACTTTGACGACACCCTCGCCGCCTCCAACGAAGTCGTGGAGCGGCTGGCTCGCCAGCACCCCGAGGTTGACGGATCGGCGTGGTGGCGGGACGTGCGGTATGCGCGCATCGCTCTCGCGGAGACTGCGCCCTTCCCGGCGATGTGGGAGTTGATGGCCCGCACGCCGGGGCGGCATGTCCTGTTCAGCGGGCGTGCGCCCGAAGCCGTGGACGAGTGGCTGGACGCTCACGCCAACGACCCCGACGTGGCTCCCGGTCTGGCGGTTCTGGAGGGGACGATCCCGGTGCCCCGGTTCCGGCGGGCCGGGGAGCGCATCCCCGACGTGAAACTGCGGCTCATCCGCGACCTTGCCGACGACGAGGACGACATCCACCTTTACGACGACCATGCCGACCTCCCGGCGATGGTCAAGACGGCGCAGATCCCGAACCTCACGCTTCATCGTGTCGCGCACGGCCACCTGTTGAACGGACGCCGTACTTGTGGCTGCGGGGCGCACACGAACGACTGACGGGCATAGGCGGCACCTTGCCGAATGGCAACGCGGGGACTAGTCTCTGGAGGCCACAAGGAGGCACCCGATGGCTGCTGCACTGAAACTGGACCCACCGCCCACTGACGCGAACGACCCGCCCGATGACCTCGCTGACTTCGACCTTGTGCCCGGCACGCTGCGAGCGTGGCGCACAAAGGAAGGCACGGCCATCGGGGTGACGGGGCGGCTCTCATCCGGCGAGTGGGTCGCCATGACACCGGACGAGGAGATCACCGCGCACGAAACCGTTCACGACGCGAGTCTTCGTCTGACGCTGGCCTACATGCGGCGTCCACGCTAGACTCGTTCTGTCGGTGGTCCGACGACGTGGTGTGCTGCTGGTAGGGTGAAGGGGGAGGGCGAAAGCCCTCCCCCTTCTGATTCGCGCCGACCTGTCCCGCTAGCACTATTCTGCCCGACGCCCCTTGACCCGTGGCAAACGGGTGCTATGATGAATGGGCCGCACCAAGGAGGCGGCTCCCATGTCCAGCACCCCCCGCGCCCGAAGGCGCACCCCCCACGATGCGGCCATCAGCATCGACTACACCGCCCACGGTGTGACCCTCGCGGCGACCATCCCCGGCTACGCCGGACACGTCATTGGCCGCGCCACGATCCCCGACGCGCTCCGTGCGCTGGCTGACGCGCTCGCGGAAGCCGATGCCCGTCGCCCCGCACCCGTGGGGATCGCATGAGCCGCAACTACATCGAACACATCCTCCTCGCCCCCGGCGCACCCGTGCCGACGGGATGCACGGAAGTCTACGCGCTCGTCGGCTACGAGAAGATCCGGTCCCGCAAGGCGACCGCTGCCGCCTACGCGCTTCGTCCCGGCGACCTCCCGCACGGCGGGTGGACGATGCAGGGCTTCGCCCGCGAAGCGGTGCAGCGCATCGCCGTGCCCGTCGGCTCGACGGAACACCGGGTCGCCGCGTCCACGTCGCGCAACGCCGTCCGCGAAAGGTTCGCGGAGGACGCCGCGACGTTCGCCGACGTTGCCCACGACGACGGCGGCATGATCGCCCTCTACGATCTGCTGGAGCAGCACACGGCTCTGTGGGCGACGGGGATGCCCGCCGACACGAAGCGCGAGGTGGCGACGACCTTCATGTTCGCGTGCATCGACGCGCTCGCGGCCCGCATGAAGCACATCGCGAAAGACCTCATCACGCACGACATCACGCTCCCGTGGGGTGTCGAATGATCGCGGCTCTACTCGTCGGCTCCCGCACGACGTGGCGGCGGCAGATGGACACGACGCTCCTCGCTCACGGCATTGAGGTGGCGTGGTGGTGGCCCACGACCTCGCACTTGGGCAGCATCCCGGCTGGCTGCGGCGTCGTCGTCGTCGCGACGGACAACTGCTCCCACAAACTGTCGAAGCCCGCGATGGAGCGCGCACGCGAGGCGGGTGTCCCGCTCGTGTGCGGACCCCACCGCAAGGCCGCGATGTCCCCGGTGCTGGAGAGGCAGGGCTTCCCGGCTCTGACTCTCGTGGCCGAGGGCAAGCCGCAGCCCATCGACGTGACGCAAGCCGCGATCATGTCGCTCCCCGCGTCCGTCATTCTCGACCTTCCCCCGCTCGATCAACCCGCTGAACAGGAGTCCCTCATGCGCGTCCCCGTCGTCACCGTTCCCCCCGCCCCCCTGCGTCTGAAGCCCACCGAGGACAAGGTCTATCAGAGCGTGCTGCCGCTCGTCGCCGCGAACCCGTGGTTCACCGTGGCCGAGATCGCGGAGAAGACCGACCACAACGCGACGGCCCTCTTCCAGCCCGTCCGCGCCGCCCGGCTCGCGTTGGGCATCAAGGCGGGGCAGGGCGCGGCGGCGACGCGCATCGTGAACCGCGCCCTCTACGAGTCCGTGTGCGCCACGCTGGGCGTCGTCCCCACCGCAGAGGACGCCAGCCCGACCCGTGCGCCGGGCACGGCGCACACGCGGGCGGGTGGCTGGCGCGCTGCCGTCGGGCAGTTCCCGCTCACGGCCCCCGTGCCCGCAAAGGTGGGCAGCGAGTTCGATGTCTCGCACGTTGCCCCGGTCCCCGAGGCTCCCGCGCCCCCGTCGCCCGCTCCCGTCGCCGCGCTGCTCCCCGGCGAGGCCGCGAAGGACACGCTGGAGGCGTTGCGCCTGTTGCTGGAGGCGATGCGCGCCGAGGGCGTGGAGAGCGTCACCGTGAGCGACGACGGCAAGGTCAACCTGCGCCGCCGCATCGTCATCACGTCCTCGCTCACGATCTGACGGGACGGCGCGCTAGCGCGCCATCGGCCCGCCGTCGCGGTCATGTTCTGACCGGGCGGCGGGTTCGATTTTGGTGGCCGTCCCCGCCTCCGGCGCATAGGTACTCCAGCACGCGAGGCAACGCGAATGACCCAACCTCTTCTGCTCGACACGGGGCCGTCCCCGTTCGGCTGGCACCGCTACGAAACTTTCCTCCGGTGCCCTCAACTCTATGCGTACTCCCACAAGGGGGAGAAGCACGACGACTCCGAGAGCGGGCGTGCGCTCGCCTTGGGGAGCATGGTTCACGTCGGGCTGGCGCATCACTACGCACGGATGCGCGAAGACCAGCAGGGCCGTGACCCCGCCGCCTACTACGAGCCGCTGGACGCCGTCACCGCGCTCGCGGCGAAGAAGGACGGTCCCGCGTGGCGCGAGTTCGCGGGGCTGGCTCGCGACATCGTGCGTGGCTACGTCACCCGCTACGCCGCCGAGCGTCCCGAGATCCTTCACGTCGAGGAGGTCTTCGCACTGGAGTTCGACGGCGCACCGCTGACGATGCGCGTGGACTTGGTGTGGCGCGGGCGCGACGGGCGCGTCTACTTCGTTGACCACAAGACGACCGGGCGCATCACCACGTCGCACCCCCGGTGGTATGCGGTGTCGGGCCAGTTCCTCGCCTACCGCTGGGCCGGGCGGCTCGCCTACGGCGACCAGTTCGGCGGCGTCGTGTGCAACCTCATTCAGACCGACGTGAAGGACATCACCTTCGCCCGTCCGCAGTTGGCCCCGGTGCCGGGGCTGCTCCGAAAGTTCCCCGAGGCGATCCGCGAGGCGTGGCGTCGCTTGCAGGAGTTGGAGGCGCGGAACCTCGCGGTGAGCGAGTGGCCCGCGCATCCGAGCGAACACACTTGCTGGACCCGCTACGGCGCGTGCCCGATGTATGCGCGGTGCGAGTGGGCGACGCCCCCCGAGCAGGGCTGAAAGAAAAAGGCCCGCGCCCCGTTGACAGGTGGCAAAGCGGGTACTACATGGAAAGCATCACGGAGGCAACGTGACCACCCAAGCAAAGAACCCCGCCGACCCCGGCGGGCCAGCGTTCGTCGTGACCTACGGGCGCAGCGGCGTCGGAAAGACGACCGACCAAGGCTACAGTTTCCCTAATGCGCTCTTCCTCGCGGCCCCCGGCGCGCTGAAGCCGCTCCCCGCCCTCTGCGGCTACAACCCGAAGGTCTACGACTGCGCGACCATCGACGCGGCGACGAAGGCCATCGAGGCGGCGGCGAAGGCGAAGACCGTCGATGCCGTCGTGGTCGATGACTTCTCGTTCATGGCCGAACACACCTTCAACCTGCTGGAGAACAAGTTTTCCGGCTACAAGTTGTGGGGCAAGTTGCGCGAGTACGTCTTGGACTTCCGCGCCGCCGCTCGCTACGCGGGCATCCACGTCGTCGTGAACTGCTGGGAGCAGTTGCCCATGACGAAGCCGGACGGCACCCGCGTGCGCGGTGGCCCGAAACTCTCCGGTGACCTTCCCGAGCAGTTGCCCGCGATGGCTGACCTTGTGCTGCGGGCGACGTTCGACGCTGCCCGACGCCCGTGGGGCGCGGTCTACCGCTGCGACGGCGGCATCGAGTGGACCGGCAAGGACCGCGACGCCGGGACGCCTAGCCCCGCGCCGCTCAACCTTGGCGAGATTCTGCGCCTCAACGGCTACACCATCAGCCGCTTGCCGTCGCTGGCGTGGCAAGAAGAGGTGGTCGAGGCCGTCGCCGGGAAACTGCTCGCAGGGACGCCCGAAGGCGACGCTGCCATTCTGGAGGCGTTCTACGCCGACCTCGTGGGCAAGGGGATCGACCCCCGGCACGCCCGCTGGACGATCCGCGACGCATGGGACCGAGCCGCGCTGCGCCGTGCGAAGGCGACTCGCTGGGCGACGTTCTTCTAGACTTCCGAGGGGGCGCGGTTTCGCCCTCACGCTTCCCCCCGGTGGGCGTAAGCACCGGGACGTTCATCAAACTGCAAGGAGGCAATCATCATGGCCGAGTGGAACTTTTCCGTGAACCTCGCGGGCGTCGCGCCCGCTGGAACCGGCGCACGCAACCTGCCCACGGGCTACTACAAGGGGAAGATCGTGGACGCCGACGGCACCGTCGCTTCGACGGGTCGCCCGCAGGTCGCGTTCAAGGTCGAGATCACCGACCCCGAGTACGCTGGCGTCGTCCGCACGACGTGGCTGGGCATCCCGCAGTCCGCTGACGACGGCGTGCGCTACTACTGGCGCGCTGCGTTCGAGTCGGCGGGCTACACCCCGGCGCAGATCGAGGCGGGCACCATCAACGCCAGCCCCGCGCTGTTCGTGGGCCGTGAGGTCACCATCCACTACACGGCGGGCGACAAGGACGCGGGTCAGCGTGACTCGCTGAAGTTCCTCTCGCCGGGCGCGTGGGAGCAGGGCAAGAAGTCCGAGGGCGCGGTCGCCAACGCGGGCAGCAACGGCTCCGCACTGGGCGGCGGCGCGAAGGTGACCATGCCGAACACGCAGGCCGTCGGCGGCATGGGTGGCGGCATGGCCGCGACGGTCACCACCCCGGCGGGTGGCGGTCTGGGCGGCGGTCTGGGCGGTGCCCCGAAGGGTGGCGTCGCGGCGGCTGATCTGCTGAAGGCTCTGGGCGCGTAGTCCTCGCCTCACGGCAACACGGGGGGCGGGTGGTCGAAGACTGCCCGCCCTTTCGTGCGCCAACCCTTACCCCACGGGTGAACGACCATGACCCACGCGACCCCCGGCGACGCCGTCGCCGCACTGGAAGACCTCCGCGACGCCGTGCGGAACGTGATGACGCTCGCAGACACCGCAGCCGGACCCAACGTGATGCGCGACCTCGCGCACCGCTTCGACGCCGATCTGCACGACGCGATGGATCGCGCCGACAAGGTGCTGGACGGCATCGTCGCCGCCGCTGAAGACGCCGCGCTCAACGCAGAAGAGGAGTGACCGTGTACCGCATCGCCTATGAAGCCCACGCCAACATCGTCCGACGTGCGTTCGTCGTCGCAGCGCGCCGACTTGACGCCTACGGCGAGCCGATCCATCGCGCCCTCATCAGCGCGGTGCGGTACTACTCCCCCGACGCCGCGCACATCACCCTCGTCCTCCGACGTGAGTCGGGGGCCGAGGTTCGCTACGCCGTCCTCGTTTACGGGTCCGAGATCGACGCCGTGACCGAGGAGGAGATCGCGCACTACGAGGCCGTCCTCGCGGAACGCCGCTACGAGGACGACGTGCGCGCCTACTCTCGCGTCGTCGCGACCGGCGACGACTGCGACTACCTGCGGGTGCTGCCGTGAGCGCGCCGCACGAAACCCTTCGCGCCATGCTCGCGTTCGGCAACCCCGAGGCCGTCCTGTGGGACGGGCTGGACGCCGCCATCGTGGGCATCGGGCTGCGGGACAACGTCGCGGTCGCCGTCTACGACTACGACGCCGTGGTCAATGCCTTCCTCGCCATGAACCCCGAGTGGACGGAGGAGGACGCCGTCGAGTGGGTCGAGTTCAACGTCGTCGGCACCTACGCCGGACCCGGCACGCCCATCATGCACTACCGGGGCGATGAGGACGACGACGGCATCGACCCGTGGGGCACCGCATGACGGAATCCTTCCGAGGCGCACGCTGCGACGTGTGCCCGCTGGCGACGTGCCGACAGGGTGGCCCCGTCCCCGCCGAGGACAACGACGGTGCCCGCATCGCCGTCGTCGGGGACAGTCCCGGCGACGTGGAAGTGCGCGAGGGGCGTCCCTTCGTCGGGCCGTCGAACCAAGAGGCCATGCGCGCACTGGCCGCGCAAAGCCTACGACGCGGCGACGCCTTCTGGACGACGACAGTGGCGTGCCAGCCGCCGGGGAACGACCTCAAGCGGCTGCTGGCGCAGATCCAGAGCCGCAACGCCGAGCGTCGGCGGGAGAACGCGCAGCGTGCGAAGGACGGCTACCCCGCCCTGCCGCTGGAGCCGTCGCCCATTGACTGCTGCCGCCCCCGGCTCGCGTCCGAGTTGGCCCGTTTCGATAAGATCATCCTCATGGGGAGTACCGCGACGAAAGCGGTGACGGGCGCGGGGGCGTCCATCCTCGATCTGCGGGGCGGCATGATGGAGGGGCGGCTGCACTACGACCCCGCTGCGAACACGCTCCGCGTGGTGGGCAGCGAGGCGAGCGAGGCGAACACGGGTGGGCGGGTCAAGGTGATGCCGACCCTCTCCCCCGGCTTCGTCACCCACATGCCGAAGTGGACGGTCCCGTTCCGCTCCGACGTGGGCCGCGCCATCCGATGGTTCCGAGGCTCACTGGCATGGCGGGAGCCGAGTGTCGTCTATCAGCCGACCCCCGAGCAGTTGGCGGCGTTCCTTCTGCGCCCCGGCGCGGTGCTGGCCTACGACTACGAAACGGACGGCATCGAACCGCTGACGGCGAACGTCCGGTGCATCGGCATCGGGGACGCCGATGAGGTTCACCTTGTCGGGCTGCTCGCGAAGGACGGCGTGAGCCGCTTCTACACGCCGAGCGACGAAGCCCGCATCCACGAGGTGCTGCGGGCGTTCTTCACGCACCCCGAGGTGGTGAAGGTGGGCCACAACGCGGGTTCCTATGACCGCATGGTGGTGCGGGCGCAGTACGGCATCGACCCGATGCCTACGCTCGACACCATCCTTCTGCACCGTTTGGTCGAGTCGGAGTTGCCCCACAACCTCGCGTTCGTCGGCTCCATGTACACCGACATCCATGCGTGGAAGACGGACAGGGAGGGGCGCAAGTTGGCGTTCGACTCCGAAACCGACGAGGAGTTGCACCGCTACTGCGCCCTCGACGTGGCCGTGACGGCGCGGGTGCTGCCCCCGCTCTACGACGCGACGCGGGTGCGGGGGCAAGACCACCTTCTCGCGTGCGACCATCGCATCCAGCGGATCTGCTGCGACATGCACACCGTGGGCATGTTCGTGGATCAGCCCGCCCGCGCCGCGAAGGAGAAGTCGAAGATGCGCGAGGTGCTGGAACTGCGGGCCGCGCTCCGCGACGCTTCCGGCCTTCCCGACCTCAACCCCGGCAGCACGCACGCCCTGCGTCGCCTCCTGTTCGGGACGTGGGATCTCCAGCCGCCCATTGACGACGACCTCCGCTTCACCGGGAGCGGCGACCCAAGCACGTCGGACGACGTGATTCGGGGCTGCTTGATGATCCCGAAACTGACGGAGCAGCAGAAGACGTTCCTCAAGACGCTGCGGAACTACCGAAGCGCGCAGAAGGAGTTGGGGACGTACATCGTCAAGTTGCGCCCCATGACCGACGCCGTGGACGGCGTGGGCTGGGACGACGACGAAACGGACGAGGAGCGCGGCGAGCGCGAGAAGCGCGGCTACGTCAAGCGGGGCATCGTGTGGGCCGATGGCCGGATGCGCCCCGGCTACAACGCGCACGTCACGGTGACGGGGCGGCTCTCGTCGTCCAAGCCCATCAACGCGCAGAACTTCCCGAAGGGGCTGCGCTCGCTCGTCACAGCGCAGCCGGGGCACGTCCTTGTCGGCGCGGACGCCGACCAGTTGGAGTTGCGGATCGCCGCTGCCCGCTGGGGGTGCAAGTTGTACCTCGACGCCTTCGCAGCGGGTGCCGACCCTCACTCCATGACGGCGATGGCCGTGTTCGGGGACCGCTTCGCGGCGGCGAAGGGCTTCCCCGAGGGGCACCGCTACCCGCGCCCCGGCGACCGTCGCATCCCGTTCCTGTTCGCGCCGACGGGCAAGTGGACCGAGGACGCCTACCGGATGCGAAACCTCGCGAAGATGGTGCAGTACGCTTCGCAATACGGCGGGTCCGTCGAAACGGTTCTGCGGCTGCTCCAGTTGACCGAGGACGACAAAGGCGAGTTGGTCTACTTGGGCCTCACGCTCCGCGAGGTTCGCGCCATGCACAGTGCGTGGCTGGAGGGCGCGAAGGAGTTTCCGCTGGGCTGGGACCGAGAACTGGCGACCTTTCGGGCGCAGGGCTTCATCTCCGAGCCGGTCATGGGCCGTCGTCGCGACTGCCTCAACGGCGAGGATCTGAACGAGATCGTGAACTTCCCCATCCAAGGGGCTGCGTCGTCGCTGATGAACCGGGCCATGATCAAGATTGCGGACGCCATCCCGCTGCACAAGTGGGGCGCGGGGACGGGCCTCATCACGCAGACGCACGACGCGCTCGTCGTGGAATGTCCGCAAGACACGGCGGTGTACGACCCCGAGGCGAAGAAGTGGACGGTGCCCGAGGGGTCGATCCCGTGGCAAGTCCAGCAGATCATCGAGGACGCCATGCGGCAGAGCGACCCGTCGCTCCCCGGCGTCACGTTCACGGCCACGGCTGACGTGGGCTTCACATGGAAGGAGGTAGGATGAAGCGGGTCTTTCTCGCGACGGCGAAGGACGAGAGTGCGGACAAGGTGGCCGAGTGGAAGGCCGAGATCGAGGCGCAGGCTCCCGGCGTCGAGGTGGTAGACGGGCTGACCGATTGGCACGCGAACTTCGCCCGCTGCGGCGGGTGGAACGGCTGGGCCGAGGACGTGGCGGGGGGCCGGGACATCAACGGGCGTGCCCGCTACGACGCGATCATCTGCCCCCGTGCCTGCGTCGGCAAGGCGACGGCGCAGATCGTGGAGTGCGCGCTTCGCAACGGGAAGCCGGTGCTGCTCGCCGGGAGCGTGGGCGTGCGCCGGGTCATCGGCGTCGTGCAGGCTGACCCGACCTCGTGGAAGGCGGGCTGGGAACTGGTGACCGGGGATGCCACGGCATAGGGTCAAGGTTGACGAGAGGCAACAGAGAGGCTAACCATGCAAAAAGGGTACGACGATGGCAACAACGGACGAGACAACAGAGCCGATGCCGCCAGCGCAGCAGATCGTGACGACGCTGATGGATCGCGGGTACTCCGCGATGCAGATAGCGGACTTGCTCGACGGGCGGGTGTCGTGGCGCACGATCTACCGCTGGGCGAAGGGCGAGGCACGCCCGCAGCGTCCAAGCGACGAGGACGCGCTGCGGACGCTGGAGGCCCTGCTGACGACGCCGGACCTCGTAGCCCCGACGGCGAGCGACCTTCCGACGTAGTCCTTCATCTGGGCGACTGCCTTGCGATGCTGCCGACGCTGGAAGCGGGCAGCATCGACGCCGTCGTGTGCGACCCGCCCTACCATCTCACGTCCGTCGTGGAGCGGTTCGGCAAGGAGAACTCCGCTCCCGTGATCGTTCCCGAAGGCGGGAGCGGGGTCTACGCCCGTTCCACACGCGGGTTCATGGGTCAACAGTGGGACGGCGGCGACGTGGCCTTCCGGCCCGAAACGTGGCGCGAGGTGCTGCGGGTGCTGAAGCCGGGGGGCTACCTGCTCGCCTTCAGCGGCACCCGCACCTACCACCGCATGACGGTCGCCATCGAGGACGCCGGATTCGAGATTCGTGACTGCCTCTCATGGCAATACGGCAGCGGCTTCCCGAAGTCGCTCTCCGTGTCCCGCTCCATCGAGGGGATGAAGAGGGGCAGGGGCGCAAGGTATTCCGCATCTGACCCCAACTTGAGCGTCGAGAGCGGCACGCTCTCCGCTCCCGGCAACCAATGGCAAGACGCATCTGCCCGCACGATGGCAAACGGTGAACAGGCGTGGACGGGTGGGAAAGTCAACGTGACCGACCCCGAGGCCCTCGCATGGGGGGGATGGGGGACCGCGCTCAAGCCCGCATGGGAGCCTGTCGTCGTGGCTCGCCGCCCGTTGATCGGCACCGTCGCGGGGAACGTGCTTAAGTACGGCACCGGGGCCATGAACATCGACGGGTGCCGCGTCGAGAGCGGTGGAGAGCATATGCGTCCCTTTCAGCCGACAAACAACGCCCGTGAGGTCTATAAGAAACAGGTAGGGTTTCAGCCGACCAATCACCACGGAGGCCGCTGGCCCGCGAACGTCATCCTGTCGCACGGCCCCGACTGCGGCGAGAACGGGTGCGCGCCGGGGTGCCCGGTGGCCGCGATGGACGCGCAGAGCGGCGGCGATGGCGCGTCCCGCTACTTCAACAACCTCCCCATCGAGGCCGATGACCTCGTCCCGTTCATCTACGCCGCGAAGGCGTCGCGGGGTGAGCGCGAGGAGGGCTGCGGCGACCTTCCCGTGCGGGGGAGCGAGGACGGCAAGGTCCGCAACCATCACCCCACGGTCAAGCCCGTGGCCGTGATGCGCCACCTTGTCCGGCTGGTCACGCGCAAAGGCGGCGTCGTGCTGGACCCCTTCATGGGGAGCGGGTCTACGGGCATCGCCGCCGTGACGGAGGGGATGCGCTTCGTCGGGATCGAGATGAGCGAGGACTACCTCGCCATCGCCCGCGCCCGCATCGGGGCCGCGCAGGGTGACGGGTTCGCGAAGACCGCCCCGCCGCCGCTCACCGTGTTTCGCACCGCATACGCGCCGCCCCCGTTGACGGGTGACAACGGTGCGGCTATGATGTCTAGTCCACCAACCGCACGCAAGGAGGCACCTGTCGTGTACGTCAAGAACATCGAGAGCAACGTGAAGAAGGGCGCGAAGACGGAACTGGGCCGTCTGACGCTCATCATCGGACCCAACGGATCGGGGAAGTCCAGCGTCGTCAACGCCGTCGAACTCGCGCTCAACGGGCGGGCGTCCGATGTCGTCGGGCGCACCGAGGTGGCGAAGGGGATCGACCTCCTCGCCCTCGCCCCCGCTGATGCGGACGCCTTGTGGAGCAAGGCGACCCTCTCCGACGGGCGAGCCGTCGAGTGGCGGTGCGAGCGCAACGCGAAGACGGGCGGCGCACGCGAGGCGACGACGACGCTCCCTGCGGATCTGAAGCCGTCGTTCCCCGTGCGGCAGGTTCGCGAGGCGTTGTCGGGTGCCCCGGCGACGGTGCGGGCGTGGCTCGTCGGGCGCATCGGCGCGTCCGTGAGCGAGGCGACGGTCATGGGGCTGATCCCCGAGGATCTGCACGCCGCGTACATCGACCTCTGCCGCCCCCTGTTCGGCTACCCGGCGCAGATCCTCCTTGATGCCCGTGAGGCTGCGGGGAAGCAGAGCCGCAACGCGAGCAGCGACGCGAAGGCCGCGACCTCGCTGGCCGAGCAGATCGGGGCCACGCTGGGAGCCGAGCCGACGGACGACGAGATGGAGCGTGCGCGGCAGCGTGTCCGCGAGGCTGCGGTGGCCGCATCGGCGGCGACGGCCCCGACGGTGCGCCCCAACGTCGCCGCGCTGCGCGGCTACGCCGAGGCGAAGGTGCAAGCCTACGCCGAGATCGACGCCGAGGTGACGCGGCTCACGGTGGCCGACAACCACGTCATCGCCCAGCCGAACGCCGAGGTGGCCCGTGTGCGCGACGCCCTGACGCAGATGCTGGTGTTCCACGCGGCGAAGGACGCCGCCGAGTGTCTGGTCTGCGCGTCCCCGATCCCCCACGGGGCGCATGGGCTGATGTTCCAGCGTGCCGAAGCCCTCGCCAACGCCGCGAAGGGCGACGTGACGGTGCTGGAGAACCGCGAGCGGCGGGCTCGCCTCACCGCTGCGCTGCCCGAGGCCCAGCGGCTCGCAGAGGAAGCCGTCCACCGCTTCCGCATCGCCGTCGCGGAGGACGAACGCATCGCCGCTCTCCCCGCTCCGCACCCCGACCCGCTCTCCGCGCTCCGCGCTGCGGAGGAACAGGTGCGTGCGCTGGAGGGGAGCCGTGCCGCGTGGCAGAACGTCCGCGCCGCGAAGGCTCGCGCCCGTGACCTCACGGCCCGGCAGCGGCTCTACACCGATCTGCACGCCGCCATCGAGGACGCCATCGGGGGCGTGCTGGAGCGTGCCCGCACTGCCTTTGTGGCGAAGGTGCAGTCCTACTTGCCCACCGAGGACGCCTTCGACCTCGTCCTCTCCGCGAACGGGAAGGACGTGTGCCAGTTTGGCTTCGTCCGCGACGGCGCGCTGCACACCGCTCTCTCCGGCGCGGAGTGGGCGCGGCTCACGCTGGCCCTCGCGGCTGCGGTGACCGACGACGACGAGGCGAACCTGTCCATCCTCACCCCCGAGGACCGTGCGTTCGACGCCGAAACGCTCGCCGCCGTGATGCGTGCGCTGGGCAACGCGCCGGGACAGGTCATCCTCTGCTCCCCGGTGGCCCCGGCGGGTCGCACCCCGAAGGGCTGGACGGTGATCGACCTCTCCGCGCCGAAGGCAACGAAGGCGAAGAAGGGCGACGACGCGGGCTTCGACGCCGTGGGGGAGGCCAAGTAGTTATAGTGCGGGGGTGAAGCGTACTCGCACCATCTTCCGTGACCTCGCAAGCGGCATCGCACCCCACGCACCGGGGCTGCGGTGCCGCTTGTCGCGTGGCGACCCTCGCGACTTCCCGCACGAGCGAAACTTCGCCATGTGCGGTTTGGTCGCGCCCAACGAGGCCAACGTCATCGTCGCGCCGAAGATCGAGGACGAGCCGGACGACGTGATCCACGCGCTGCTGCGGCATGAACTTGCCCACGGCATCCTCCTGTTCCACGGGCACGAGGATCATTCCGAACGCGACGCCGACGAACTGGCCGAGGCGATCTGGGGCGACCGGCTGAACTACGACGCCCGCCACGTCCAGACCCTCGCGCCGGGAACGTGGCCGCGACCGGGGCACCTTCACCGATGACCTTCGACCGTCACCTCTCCGAGCGCGGGCTGCTTCCGAACACCCGCAAGACGTACCAGCACCTTGCCACCCAAGCGGGCGATGACCCCGTGGGCTGGCTCAAGGGGTTGGTGGCCGAACGCCGTCCGATGGGCACGCTGGCCCCTGCTCGCGCCGCCGTGCGACATCGGCTGGAGAGCGAGGGGAAGAGCGAGGAAGAGGTTCGTGCCCTGCTCCCACGCATCCGAGGCCGCAAGGGGGCGACCCGTGAAGCCCTGTCGCCCGAAGACCTCGCCGCCTACTACGAGGCAGTGGAGATCGAAGCGAACGAGCCTGTCCGCACCATCCTCCTGTTGCTGCCGCGCTGCGGGCTGCGAATCTCCGAGGCGTGCAACCTGCGCCGCGAAGAAGTGACCGAGCGCGGCGAGCGGCTGATTCTCCGCATCCGAGGCAAAGGCGACAAACCGCGCATCGTCCCGCTGGGCGAAACGGGCACCGCCATCCTCCGCGCCCACATCGACGCGCTCCCCGCCGACGCGGACTACCTGTTCGCCGGGCGCGGTGGGCCGATCACCCCCGCTGCCGTGCGCCGTGTGACGCGCATCCTCCGCGACAAGCACGGCATCGCGGACCTCTCCCCGCACGTTCTGCGCCACACCTACGCGACCTCGCTCCTCTCCGAAGGCGTGGACGTGCGCTCGCTGCAAGCCCTGCTGGGCCACGAGGCCGTCGCGACGACGATGCGCTACCTCCATCCGTCCACCGACGACCTTGCGCGTACCGTGGGCAAGTCGAAGGGACTGTGATGACCGACGAAGAAGCACTGCGGAAGGCGCGACTGCTGAAGACGCTGGTGGAGAAGGGCGCGACCGAAGGGGAGCGCGCTGCCGCGAAAAGCGTGCTGGAGAAGTTGCTGCTGAAGTATCCGAACGTCCGCGCCCCGCTGGACGCCCCCGAGCCGCCCGAAGCGGTCCCGCCCCCACCGCCCCCGTGGGCGGGCGCATGGGGTGTGCCCCCGCGCCCTGCCGCCAGTGGGTTCAAGGCCAGCGGCAAAGCCGAGCCGCCGAAGCCAACCGGCTTCATGGGCGATGTGTGGGCGTTTCTGCGCGACGCCGCGACCTCGCTCCGCGAAGGCATGACGCTCCGCGAGCGGGTCCGCGACATCACGGCCATCGAAACGTCGATCAACACCCGCACCTTCTCGATGCGCCTGTCCATCCCCGTCCGAGATCTGGAGGATCTGCTGGAGGAGTTGGGACCAGAGATGGACGAAGCCCTCGCGACCGTCGTCGCGTCGCTGGTGCGCGAGGAGTTTCTCACCGTCCTCGCGTCGATGGACACCGAGGACGTGGACGAGTAGCCCGCCACGCGCACGACGTGGTACGCCTTGACCATGCCCGACCCCAACGTCGTCACGCTCCCCACGCCCGCCCCACGCGCTCCCGCGCCCGCAGCGGCCCCGCTGGACGACGGGATCTCGCAGATGGCATGGCTCCGCGAGATGCGAGAGATGCGCCATGAGCAGCAGAAGGAACGCACCGCGCAGACGGACGCCTTCGTCGCCGCGATGGACCGTCTAGGGGGCCGCGTAGACGCGAACATCACCGAGATGCGGCTGGAACTGCGCCGCCACCTCAACGTGCTGGTGACGACGTTCGTTCTCTCGTTCGTCGTACTCGCCGCGCTCGCGGGGGCGACGGTCTACTTCAAGGGCTTCGGCATCACGGCCACGACGGCAGCGGCGTCAGCCCCGCCGCCCTAAACGGCTCTGCCGACTAATCGGGGAAAACGACGCGGGCGAGAGCGGAGCCGTCGGCTGCGCGGTACTCATTGTAGTAGGCGTCGTGTTCAACGATGATCACGTCGGGGATGGTTCCGGCGGCTGCGAGGTTGCCCGTCGGGACTGCGATGACGGCGGTGCCGGGGCAGTAGGCAAGGTAGGCGACGAGGTGGTCGTGGTAGGTCACGAAGATCTCCTAGTAGAGCATCGCTGCGGCTTCGCGGTCGGTTCCGGTCTGCGCCGAAAGGATGTAGGCGACGATAGTGCCCCCGTTCGCCCACCGCTGCCCTGTTCGCGCAGCGCGTGTGACCCCGATCTGCCGCATTTCGCCCATGTATTGGCTGCTCGTCGTGTCGATCATGTCGAACATGGGGATGAACGGAAACTCGCCGTTAGGCGTAGTCGAGGTCGAGGCGAGAGCCGCTGCCGTCCCGCTTGCTACGCGGTTGAGGCTACGCAGCGTTCCAGTGCCGGGAGCGAACTGATACCACCGCGAGCCACTAGCGGCGGTTGTCCCGCGCCACGGGCCAACGCTTCCGCTGACGTTGCTGATCCATGTAGTCCCGACGAACGAGGTCGCCCCCGTCGTCGTGATCGAGTAGCAGCGACCGTCGCTCTCCGCGTTGAGCGACGCCGTCGAAAGCGGGTTGACGAACGCACCGCCGCCCATGACGTAGCCCTGCGTGCCGCCCGCGTTGAACAGCATCGCGATCCACGCCTCTTGGCACTCCCACATATAGAGCGTGACGTAGGTGATCGCCGTCGTCGCGGGCGACACCGTCGCGTAGCCCGAGAAGTTGCCGGTCGTGAAGGGGTTGGCCGCGTTCCAGTTGGTGTACGCGCCGGGGTTCTTCACCATGCCGAGGTTCAGTCGGTTGATGGCGTTGGTGTCGGGCGTCGTTCCGTTGATCGTCGCCATTGTCGGCCCGGTGCCGGGTAGCGCGCTCGCGCCTGCGACGATGTAGGTCGTGGGGATCATCGCGTCGGGAGCGATGGGCTGGGGGGGAGAGCCGTAAGCCGACACCGTGACGCCCGCAGGGCTTTCGCGGTTCCATGTCCACGAGGTGCTGCCCGCAGTTCCCGGCACGGGGCGTGGCGTGCCGTCCGCGTAGTTCACCGTCGCCGTGCCGTTGGTGTAGATCGCGTCGAGGATCGCCACCGTCGTGTTCGCGGAGAGCGTGACCGGAGTGAACGCCCGCCATGTCAGCGTGGGGAGAGCCATGCTTCGCCTCCTAGTACGTCAACAGGAGCGCGGGGGTCTGCGTGTTCGTAGAGTAGCCAAGCGCGTAGCCCTTCACCGTCCGCACGCCCGCGTTGCCCACGGCAACCTCTGCGCCCGTGAGGTAGTTTTTGGTGACGTTCATGCCCCGAAGTTGTCCTGCGTACTGCCCGCTGGGCGTGAAGTAGGCCGAGAGCGGGATCTGCGGAATCTCGCCGTTCGGCGCGACGAAAGAGTTGGTGATGCCCGAGTAAGCCCCGATCTTGGCGGTGTTGCGGCTTGTCGCGACCGCGCCGATGTTGGCGGTAAAGAAGTGTTGAGCGTTCGAGCCTGTGCTTCCGACCAACCAGTTCCCGTTTGTGCCCCCATCGAGGAAGGTGGCAACGGTGAAGTTCGACGCACCCGAGGTGACGTAAGAGTAGAGCCGCCCATCGCTCTCTGCGTTGAGAGCCGCTGCCGAGAGCGGGTCGATGAGCGCACCGCCCCCGAAGGAAGACTGTGCCGCAGCGTCCGTCCGGTTCCACGCGACCATAAAGCCTTCCTCACACTCCATCATCATCAGCAGTTGGGGGAACGCCGCACCTGCGAAGGTTCCGAGCGCGGGAGCGCGGACGAACCCGTAAAACTGCCCGCTCGTCATGGGGTTTGCCGCCACCCATGAGTTGTAAACGCCGCTGTTCTTGTTCATGCCGAGGATAGGGGCGTTCTGCGTGATGGTGTACGCTTGGTCGGTGTTCATCACGGGGTTGCGTGAAGCGGTGTCCCCCGCCACGATGTAGGCCATGCCCAGCGAGTTGATCGGCGGGATGCCGATAGCCGCCGTCGTGCTGCCGGGAACGAGCGTCTGATCCCGCGTCCACGTCCACGCCGAGCCAGTGCCCGGCGTTCGGGGCGATCCATCGGCGTACTCCGTGGAAATGCCCATCTGGTAGACGGCGTCGATGTAGTCGAAGATCGTGTAGCCCACCTTCAGCGTGTAGGGAGGCAGCAGACGCCAGTTGAGCGGAGAGAGTGCCATCAGATCATGCTCCCGGCGAGGACGAAGTCCGCAGCCGCATCGGAGAGAGTGTCAACGTAGTACGTTTCCGTCGAGCGTTCGGAAACGTAGGCAACCGTCGCGGCGAACACGGCGAACGTCAGCACACCCCCCGTGAAGGTCAGCACGCTGCCCTCCGCAGTCGCCTGCACATTCAGAGCCGCCCCCGCTCCGTCGAAGCAGGCCACGCTGTTTTGCGTCCCCGTGTGCCCCGAAGAAGACCACCCGAGGGTCGTGAGCGCGGGGTGCGACGTGACGCCGCCCGCGTTGACCCACGTCGCCGCGCCTGCGGAGGCGTCGGTGCAAAGGTAGATTTTGCGCGGAGCCGCCGAGGTGTCGGTCCATTGGGAGCCGACGACGAACCCTTGCGTGCTGTCGTTGCCGACACTGGGCACACCCGCACGGGTAACGGAGGGGAAGGTGTTGTACGCCATTAGATGACCCACCAGTTTGTACCGTCACAGACGACGGTGATGGATGCGTAGGAACCGGCGGGGAGAGCAAGGGAGGCCGCGCCGTCGATGTTGCCGCTGGTCGCGTTGACCGTGACGACGTTGACCGACGTGTTGACGCGCTTGACGACGATCTGCCGCCCCAGTTGGCCCGCCGCTGCCGCTGGCAGCGTGACGGTCTGCGCCCCACCGGGGTTTGCGAGGACCACCATATCGGTGGCGGTCACCGCGTAGGGCGATGCCGCCGTCGTGACCGTGGACCACTGCACGCGCTGAATGCTCGTCTGCCCCAGCACGGAGAAGACCGCCGGACCCGCTGCGCCGTCGTCTACGGTGATGGTCTTCGTTGCCGAGCGGTAGAGGCGCACGTCGAGCGCGCTGCCCCCGCCTGCCCCCCACAGGTGCGACCCCGCGCCGTTGATGCTGAAGCGAAGGTTCGCCTCTGCCGTGACGCCGGTTTCCAGCACATTGTCCGTGCTTGCGAGCGTGACGACGGAGATGCCGAGATCCGTCCCGGTGTTGTAGACGCTCAACTTGCGGTTCGTGACCGGGGTGTTGCTGCCGATGCTCACGTCATCGGTCGAGGTCGTGAGGTAGACGACGGTGCCGCCGTCCGTCCAGCCCGAGGCGGCAGGGACCGTGCCGTTCGCCGCTGCGGTGATGCGCCCGAAGGCGTCCACGGTGATGTCTGCCGTCGTGTAGGAACCCGCGACAACCGTCGTTGTCGCCAGCCCCAGCACGGGGGCAGTCGCGGTGCCCGTGTTCGTCAGTTCGCCCGCGTCCACCGTGACCGAGGTGACGGGGGCGACGCCGCTGCTCGCCGCCGTGACGCGCCCGTAGCCGTCCACCGTGAGCGACGAGTAGGTGTAGGAACCCGCGACGCCCGCAACCGCTGCGAGATCGAGGGTGTAGTCGCCCCCCGCGCCGCCGTCCGTCGCCGCGAGCCGTGCCGCCGGGACGAAGCGACGCTCGTTCGTGAGCGTGCCGTCGAGCGCGAGGACGAGGTATTCGGCGTTGACGGGTGCGCCGCCGCCACCGCCCCCGCCGACGCCCGTGTACCCGCTGAACGGGGGCCGCGCCGTGGACATTACGAAGGCCCGATGGAGTTCAGAAAGGTGATGATGCAGTCGCCCGCGCCGCCGCTCGCATCCACGATGATCTGCCGCCCTGCGTCGAAGTTGCCGCCCGCCCGGTTCGTCACGGTGCCGATGGCGAGCGTGAGCGCACCGCTACCGGGGATCTCCGCGCCGCCGCCGACGGCGATGGCCCCGCCCGGCGTGCCCGTGCCCACGCGGATGGTGTTCGTCCCCCGGTTGTAGATCACCAGCGTGTGCGTGTTCTCGTAAGGCTGCGGGTTCGCCGCAACCGAGGTGCCGGGGGCGGCAACCTGCACCCGTTGAGAGTCGAGCGTGTTCGTGGAGATAGCCATGTGCGCCCTCTATCGGCGTGCATCGTACCACGCCGTGCGTCAAGCCTGCATGGATGGCCGTTGGCCCCCGTTCATCCTCGCGTCCCCTCGCGTTCCGATAAGGATACATTATCGTAAGTGGGAGAAACCTAGTGATTACGCGGGTTTACGCATGACGAACCCATGACGCGGGTGTGAACGCGAAAAACGCGCTGCGTCAGCGTGCGCGGCGCAGAAGCGGCGACGATGCCATGCGCCGCTGCGCCTGCTGCTGCCGCTTCATGGCGCGGTAGGCAGCGGAGCGGGCGCGCTGCGTCGGGGCGGGCTTCCCGGCGACCATGCCGAAGTCAATGGCGAGGCGGGCCGTCCGCAGGGTGCCGGGGAGGAACGCGCCCTTGCTGCGGATCTCAATGCGGACGGTGTTCCCCTTCCGGTCCAGTTTGCGCTGCCGGTAGCCCGCAGCCCGCAGCGCACGCTGCACGTCGGGGATGGGCCAGCGGGTCGCGTCGAAGACGACGGCGTGGACGATGCGCTGGTCGGGAAGTTTCGGAAGCGGGAGCGAGGCGTCGGGGTTGCTCGCGACGGTGGGCACGCCGTCCTTCAGCGTCTTCATCCGCTCCCACGCATCCATGACCGTCGGGGCGTCGAGGTGTTCGATGGTCGCCGTCCCGATGTTCGCGGCGACGATGCCGCGCTTCGCGTCCACGATCTCGCTGATGCGCTCGTCAATGGTGTCGTCGGCGTGCAGATACCACATGGTCGTCGGGCGCGTCTGCCCGATGCGCCGGATGCGGTCTTCGGCCTGCTCCTCTGCGGCGGGGGTGTACCACCGCTCCATGAACAGGAGGTGCCGCGCCTTCGTGAGCGTGATGCCCTCCTTCGCGGCCATGCTGCCGATGAAAACGGGCACCTTTCCGGCTTGGAAGGCGTCGATGGCGATCTGCCGCTGCTGGCGGCTCGCCGTCCCGTCGAGGCGCACGAAGGGGATGGCGAGTCGTGAGAGGGCCTGCCCGAGCAGATCCAGCACGTCGGAAAACTGGCCGAACACGACGACGGGTTCGCCCCGCTTGACCATGCTCGCCGTCCACGCCGCCGTTCCCGGCACCTTCCCGCGCCCGAGGATGCGCCGCAGGTAGGCCACCTTCGCCAACGGCTCCGCTGCCAGTGCCTTCGACGCCGCGCTCTCCGCAGCCGCCGCGTCGTCCAGCACGCGGGGAAGATAGTCGTCCAGCCACTCCCCAAACTCTTCCTTGGCCTTGTCGTACTCCACGCGGATGTCGTCGGGGATGGTGGTCTTGAGCGTGACGCGCCGCTTCGGGGGGATGTCGGGAGCCACGTCCTCCAACAGCCGCCGCAGCATCGTCGGGGGTTCCGAGCCGAACATCCCGCGCAGGGTGTTCAGTTCGTCGGCGTTGTTCACCAACGGCGTCCCCGAGAGAAGAAGGACGTGCGGAGCCGTCGCGCAGATCGACTGCAACGCTCGCCCGCGCTGCGTTTCGACGCCCGCCTTCGCGTAGTGGGCTTCGTCCGCGACGACACACTTGAAGCCCCGCGCCATGAGGTCGGGGAGCCGCGCCGCCAGCACGTCCCACGGGCAGATCGTGAGATGGACGCCGCGAGGCAGCGGCCCGCTGAACCCTTCCACGACATGCACCTTCACGCCGGGCACCCAGCGTGTCGCCTCCCGCCGCCAGTTCCACGCCACGGACGACGGGCAGACGACGAGCATCGGGCAGAGCGTCTTCGCGTTCTCGCGCATCGCCACGAGGACTTGCGGCGTCTTGCCGCAGCCGGGGGCGTCCGCAAGCAGCACCCGCCAGTTGCTCGTCGCGAGGAAGTCCACGCCCTCACGCTGGAAGGGGCGCAGTTCCGGCGGGGGAGCCTTCGGTGCGACCCGAGCGCGAGGACGGGGGCGATGAGCAGGCGCGGTACGGCGGGCAGGGATCATGCCCCCACCCTAACCACCCGTCACTTCAATGCGCGGAACACCTGTTCCAGCACCTCGCGGACGCCGGGGACGAAGCGCATGTGCGGAAGGTCGTCAAGGCTCACCCATGCGTAGCCGTCGCTCTCCCACGTCACGACAGGCTCGCCCTTCCAGCGGTCGGTGACGAAGGTTTCCAGCGTCCAGCCTTCGGGGTCATGGTAGGTCGCCAGCGGGCGCAAGCCCTGCGGAACGAGGCTGATCTCCTCCTCGCACTCACGCGCTGCGCCCTGCATCGCGGTTTCGCCGGGATCGACGCCGCCACCGGGAAGGTTCCAGTAGTTCGGGAGCCACGGGGCCGTGACGCCCCGCTTCAGAACGAGAGCCTGTGCGCGGGTTCCGTTGCGAACCTTGCGCTCTTGTACGAGTACGGCGGCTGCGACCAGCGAGCCGTTGCGACGCATCTTCATGTGGATCTCCTAGAGAGGACGCCCAACGAGGGCGACGACGCCGTCCCCGACGGAGCGTTGACGGATCGTGCCGGGGTAGAAGCCCGCAGAGCCGTAGACCTCGACGCGCCAGTTTCCACCCGCCGCCGCGACGTGCAGACCTTCCATGCCACGCTGCGCGAGCCAGTTTCGCACCGCTCCCGGCCCCCACTTGGCGCGGGGGAACAGGAAGGCGTGGACTTCGCGCATCGTGAGCCGCGTCGGAGCCGGGGCCGGGTTGCGGTGAAGCACGATGCCCTGCGCGGGGCCGACGGGCTTCGGCCCCGTGGGGTAGGCGGGCCGCGCCCGAATCCACGCGGACAACTGCTCCTTCGTGAGATGCCCGTCCCCGTGCCCGACGCTGACCACTTCGGCCTTCAGCGGCTTCTCGTCCACCGTGACGAAGACGATGGCTCCCTCGCTCTTGAACTGCGTCATCGGGCCGCTGCTCAACTTCGATCCCGGCAGAAGCACGAAGCGGGGATCGCGGGTGTTCGCCCGCAGAAGGAAGTAGGACAACCCCGCGTAGCCGAAGAGCGGGGCCGACCACTCCGATGCCGTGAACTTGGAGTACGTCGGGTCGTGGTAGTCCACGCCGAAGCCCTCGACGTTCGCCCACGGCTCCGCAGCCCACGCCGGATAGGGCAACTTGCCCTTCCACGCGCCGCCGCCCTCCGCACGCTGGTAGGTGTTCCAGTGCTGGATGCTGTCGCTGTCGCCGCTGCTCCCCGAGGCCGACAACTTGCCGGGGTAGGACGGAGGGGGCGTGAGGTTGTTCGACGCCTGCCACGGCTGGCCCACGTCCTCGCGGAACCACCCGCTGCCCGACGCCTGCTTGTTCAACCACGCCGCCATCGCGTCGTAGGGCTTGAGGGGCGTGGAGATCAACCCCGCCGCCTTCATCACCTCGATCTGCGTGAGGCCGTCGGCGTTGACGCGGACGGACTGCGACGGGTCGTTGGCCTGCGTGGACCCGAAAGAGAGTCCGCGTGTGACCTCGCGCTCACCGGGGTCGATGTAGTTTTTCCAGAGGCCCGCCGCCCGCGCCGCCACGAGGTAGCGAAGCCACTGGGCGAGGCTCCCCGAGGTTTCGGGGCGCGGCGTACCCCCCGACTGATACATGCTGCCCAACTTGGCGTCGATGGACGATCCGACCTTCGTGCCGCCGCTGGGCTGCGGCCCGCTGCCGAGCGCGGCCTTCAGCGCATCGGCCACGGCCTTGATGATGCCGCTCTCCGCGTCCGTCGCGGGGGCCAGCCCGCCATCGGGGTTGCGGCGACGGGGCACGGCATCGTGAAGGGGCAGGCCCGCTGCTTCCAGCAGTTCGGCGTCCTGTAGGTCGCGGAGCGTCGGGCGCGGGTTCCGCAGCACGGCGCGCACAGTGTCGCGGTAGCGTTCGGGGTTGGAGCGGAAGCCCCCGAGCAGGCTGGCGGGGTTCTTCTTCAGCAGGGGCGACTGCGCCGTCGTCGTAATGGGCGGGACAAGGGTGCTGCCCATGTAGGGGATGCCCGTCTGCGCGAGCATCGCCTGCAACGCCTTCGTCGTGAACAGGGCCGCGACTCGCGGGTCGATGCCGAGGGCTTCGGCCAGCATCTCGACCAGTGCGGACGCCTGCTGCGCCTTGATCTCCGCGTTGTCGATGCGCTTGCCCTCGATCCACTCCTTGTAGGTGTGGGCGTCCTCGACCTTCCCCTTGCCCAAGTAGATGATGTACGGCGTCGCCTTGTTCTTCGCGGCGTCGGTGACGAGTTGCGAGGGGGCGCGCTTGGACGACGACGTGTTGACCGTGCCCGAGCCAGAATCGACCTTCTGGTAGCCGGTGCTGTCCACGCGGGCGGCGTAGACCGAGCCGCCCGAGAAGTCGGTGCGGAGGAGCGTGCCGACGGGCAGTTCCGAGTAGACCGTGAGCGTCGGCGCGATCTGCACGGAGGGCC